TAAAATGGAGAAACTAATATTAATTTTAACAGGCTTAACAGTCGTTACAGGATTAATTAAAATCCTTTGGAACTACTTATACCTTAAATTAATGAATACTATTAAAAAGGCAGGTAGACCTTATAAAGAACGTAATGCAGATGAAATAATAAAAAAATACCATAGAGTAGAATATAATAAAGAAGATCTGGAAGCAGTTAAAAACTCTTTCACTTCCCTTTATAGGAATAAAAAGTTGAAGAGGCAGGAAATACTAAAAATAAAACATTGGATTCAAAAGAATGTTAAATATCCTAAAAAGGATTTTAATAATGATATACATGAAATCTATTCAGCTTTAAAGCATGGTAGATGGGATGCATATGATATAAAAGTACTTGAAGATTATTTAATGAAATATGAATAGGAGGACATAAGATGAAAATTACACCAGGGAAACTAGCAAAAGATTATAGGAGAGCTTATCACTTAAGAGATTTTGTAAAAGCAGAAATAAACTTAGGTGAAAATTTAGTCTATAATATTAAAATTCAAGAAGGAAATAAAAAACCTGAAGAAGAAGAATTAGCAGAAGTAATCTACAGTCTATATGGAGAAGAAATGTTTACTGTTGATTTTGATACTAAAGAAATAACATTATTAGGAGGTTTATCATTGTAAAAACTTTCAATGACTTCATAACAGATTATAATCACTATTATCAATGTAAATTCAAAGAGTTACATCTAAATGATGCAGATCTTGAAGAGGTAATTTTTGATTTATATGATAGTAGTGACTATGAAATTAACTATGATGAAAAAACAATAGAAATTAATGAGTAAAGGAGTAATACAAATGAAAGAAAAGCTATACACTATAAAATCATATACAATATTTTATATTAAAAATATTGCTAAACTTACAGCTTACACATTAGCTATAATTTCATTATATCTTAGTTCATTTATAGTAAATAATGAAATATTAAAAGCAGTAATGGGATTATCAATTATATATTTATTAATTCCTGGATTAGTATCTGCATATTATAAATACGGCTATATAGAAGCTGCATGCAAATACTACAGACATAAAAAAATTTCTTAAGAGCTACGGCTCTTTTTTTCTTGCAAAAAAATAATTTAGAGTTATACTTAAGATGATGGATTATTTTAGAATTGTTAAATAGTACAATTTCTCACAAACCTTTTTAAAGCTTCTCAAAAGAGAGGCTTTCCTTTTTTAGGAAAATAAATTATAATATAAATGTCTATATTTACAATCAGATATATATTTTTTTACGTAGCGAATTCGCTGATAAAGAGCCAATAGGCTCTTTTCCTTTTTATCACTAAAATATTAAGCTCTATAAAGAACATACTATATATGAGGTGATAGAAATGAAAAGAAGCTCACATTTAACTATAGGGATAATATTAACTTACTTTTTATATACTTTAAATTATGGATGGTTATATTGTTTAATAGGACTACAAGGAAGCATAGCTCCTGATATAGATTTTAAAATAGGATTAAGGCATAGAACTATAACACATTCTATAATAGCCTTAATTTTAACCACAATGCCTTTATATTTGTTTTCACACCAGTTAGGGATAGTTTGGTTTATTAATTATTTAAGCCATTTAACAGCCGATTCAATGACTAAAATGGGTGTGCCTTATTTTTATCCATATAAGCATTACTATGGATTAAAGCTTTTTAGTACAGGTTCTTTATGGGAACATATTTTTATATTAATTTCTATAGGATTATTTTCTATATATATTTTAAATAAATATGCATATCTGCAATTCTAATACATATATATAAAGTATAATAATAAAAGGGAGTCACTTATGGCAACTTATATTTTTATACTTATACTAGTAATAGCTGGTCATAAATTTAATAAGTATTTCGCACAAAAATACTTTAGCCAATATTACAAATAATAGCCTGGAGCCATTGGCTCCTTTTTTTATATATAAAAAGCCCTCCATTACGGAGGACTTAAAAAGTATGAGATGTTATGAGATTTTATTCTTACATAATTATATTTTCCTTTTTTAAAAAATTTATTCATATTTTCAAAAGAAAATTAATATATATTAGTAAATTAATAAAAAGGAGTTTGTTATGGGAAGCTTGTATTATAACATGGACCAGCTTTCAAAATCTGCTAAAAAATTATTAGGCAGATTAATTTTATCAGGGACAGTGCAACAATGGGAGAAGATTACTGAAGTACAAAAGATTAAAATTGATTTAGAAGAAGATCTTACAGACATAACACATTGGATATTCCAAAACATCTACAGTAAAAACCTAAGTTATTTAGGTAAATTTAATACTGATGAACTCACTGAAAGCAACTTAAGTGTATTAGCTGTCATAATAGAAACACAGCTAATAAGAAATATTAGAAAAGAAAAAAGAAGAAATGTAAAGAGAGTTTTAAAGGAACTTACAGACTGGTATATCAAAAATATTGATATACTGGATGATGAATTAAGAACTCTAAGTAATTCAAAATTATAGTAAATAAAAAAAGAAGGACCAATGTCCTTCTTTTTTTGTTTAAAAGCTACACATTTACACATACTAAGGAGATGCTTTTCAGCACATTATTATTATACCTCAAATATATAAAGTTATGCAAAAAAAGGACTCATAAAAGAGTCCAGAGGAGTTTTTACCTAAAAAATTCAGCCTATTTATATTATACCCTAACTAACTAAAAATATACATATAAAAAACAAAAGGATGCCGAAGCATCCTTATCAAGTAAAAAATTTCTAGAAAATTGTTTACTTTTATGTATTTTCGTCATATAATTGACGTATCTTGTTAAGATTTTTAATAGTGACCGCTATCAAAAATCCGTAAACTCATAAGGTATTTACAGTACCATATAAGCAACGTAAACTCAAGTTAATTATAACACTCTTCGACAAAAAATGCAAGAGATTATTTTAAAAAAATTTACGGCTTAGGTGCAACGATACCTAAGTCTTTTTTATTGTATAAATTTAAAAAGAAAAGTACATACTAATAAGATATTAAGGAATAACTATGAGAAAAAAAGGATTAACTGAAAAACAAATTCAAATTTTCCAAACTTTAAATAATAAAGGACAAATCAAAAGATATGCATCAATACTTGCATACATGATTAAACATAAAAATCCTGAAACTGGAAAGTTTGAAATGTCATTATATCGTTTGGAACAAAAATACAATGCAATTACTCAGAGAGCAACATTAGGGACTCTTAAAAATGCAGCAAAGAAATTTGTTGAATTAGATTTATTAACATTAGAAAAAATTGATGGTAAAAATATTTATACTTTTAAATATACTGAGGAAGGAAATAACAATGAAAATTTATAGAAACAAATTTACTAAAGAACAACTTAAACTTTTAAATGAAATAAAGAATGAAGATAGAAGAAAAAGATATATGTCTATATTTTCATATATTTTAGAATGCAGCAATGATGATCGACTTGAAATATCTTTATACTCATTAGAAAAAAAATACAATGCTAGAAAGAAAAGAGCATGTTTACAAACTATTAAGAATGCAGTTAAAAAATTTACTGATTTAGGTTTATTATCTTTAGAAAAAGTAAATGGAAATAATATATATGTTATAGAAAAATCACCACAATTTTTAGCCGAAGAAAAAATGCCTGAAACCGTTGAAAACACTAGTGTTGAAACGGATAAAAACCTGCATAAATCTAAATATAAAAATAATATATATAATAATATAGTATTAAACACATATGTACCTACAGAAGAAATAGATAAAACTATCAAAGCTACTATGAAAGAATTTAATATAAAAAGTAGTTTTGTATATGTGTATGTAAAAAATAGATTGTTAAATATAAAAGTTCAAAGAGCAGGATTAATAGCATTAATTTTAAAGAACATGGAAATAGCTAAAGCTTATATAGAAACTAAAAGAGAATTATTTAAAAGAAATGTAAATTTAAAGAAAAATAAAAACATAGCAAAATGTAATACAGAATTAGGAAACTACACAAGCAATAACAGCAAAAGACTTAAGAACCTAACATATGATCCGAAGAGGATTAAAGAAATAGAAGAGTTAGAAGCTAAATATGAGAATCCATTGCTTGCATGGTAGGGGGGAGTCCTTAGGGTATAATTTTGCTATATATGGGTAAATTAAAAAGGAGATAATAAGTGGAATTAATAGCATTATTTTTCTTAATTACAATGTATTATAAAGCCTTACCTAAAAATGAAGATGAGGTTAATCATAGAGGAATTAGAAAAAAGAAAAAAGTGAGAGATATATGAACAGAAAATGGACCATAAGTGAAATTGAATATTTGGAAAATGAATGGGGTAGTCAATCAGTTCCAGCTATAGCTAAAGCATTAGACAGAACAGAAATTGCCATAACTAATAAGGCATGGAAACTAGGACTTGGACGATTTACCATGAGTGGAGACTATATAACACTATACGAATTATTTGAAGCATTAGGTTATAAAGCGTATACAGGAACATTTAAATACTTCACTAATAATGGATTGCCCTATAGAGTACAAAAAGTACACAACAGTAAAAGAGTTAGAGTTATAAACATAAATAGTTTCTGGAAGTGGGCAGAAGAAAATAAAGAAATTATAGATTTTTCAAATACAAAAGAAAATTTTTTAGGCAAAGAGCCTAAATGGGTAGCAGAAAAACGTAAATTAGATTTTATTAATCCTAATAAGAAAAGTATTAGAAAATGGACCAAAGAAGATGATGAAAGGTTAATATTTATGTGTAATAGCGGCAAATATAGTTGCCATGAAATAGCTGAAACACTAAATAGAAGCAGGCAAGCAATATCAAGTAGAGCTAGTAAACTAAATGTTTGTATAAAGAAAACTAAAAGCTGTAAGAGAATTTCAGAAGAAACTAAAGAAGAAATTGAAAGGTTAATTAAACAAGGCGCAGATACAGTAACTATTTCTAAGATGCTAAATGTTTCTCAAAAAACTATCTCAAGACAAAAGAAAAAAATGTATAATATTTCTCAAAGTGTAAATAATAGAAATATAAACATTTAAAGGAGAGATTGCATGGAATTAGTTAATTTAGATATGGAAGGAAATTTAATAACCAAAGAAAAAATAGATATGTATTTTATAAAGGCACCTATATTAAATCATCTTGTAAAAAAATATACAGATAGAAATATAGAAAATATTTTAAAAATACCAGTAACATCAGATATAGAGAATCTACTTCCAACAGATCAATTACTATATGACTTTGTTAACGGGAAAGAAATAACAAAAGTTAAATTATTAGCTGCAAGCCTAGAAGTATTTTGTAGCATAGAAAAAATAGAAGGTGAAAGAATACAAGATGCATTTAGTAACCTTGGTCATATGATATTTGATATGGAACCAATAGTAAAAGTCATGGAGCCTTTAAATATAGGAGATGTAGTATTTAGAAAAGAAGGCAGCGTGAAAATATTAGGTACATTAAAAAAGATAAAAGGGGAAACAGCTTACATATTACCATATGGAATGCCATTTGATTCAGATAAGCTTATAGAATTAAAACATAGATATAGAAATTTAGAAAAATTAGTGTAGAGAACTTATGAGAGGTTAATATGTTTAAAAAAACAATACTGTCGATTATGCTACTATGTACAGTTAATCCAGCTATTACAGCCGAGGAAGCACAACAAGTTAAAGACACAAGAACCTACTATGACTTAAATGTAAGCTTCTATTGCCCTTATACTTGTTGTTGTGGAGATTATGCAGATGGATATACCGCTAGTGGAAC